TTCTTTGCTCACATACCTTATGATTGGGATGTAGTACAGATTGCTATTATATGTACAGGAGATCTACATGTTAAACTTCATAGAAGATTTGTAAATGATTTCTCTACTGCTTGCTATTTAATTACTAGACATCATGCAGAGAAGTTAGTAAGGTTACATTGTCGTGAAGATAAGTACAAACTAGATCAAGGAATGAAGCCTCGTCCTGTTGCTGATGATTTGATTTATAATTCTGGTAATACTTATGCTATACCTTTATTGTTGTATAAGATAGAGATGGGTTCAAGTATTCATCCAGAGCATGTAGAAGTATTCCATAAAGGAAATAATAAAGCACTGTGGGATTATTGGACACAGCACGGACCTTATATGGATATCAAAGATTATATGGATTTTGATCCTTACTTGGGTCGGGTAACCGAAAATTCTGCACATATTGAGGCACAAAAACAGCAACAAGAACAGCAGCAAGGGTGACAACCACATAAGTGACTGTCATATATTGACACTGTTTTAATAATCTGTTATTATAAATAATAACGAACTGGCACACTATTAAATGTGACAGTTGTATAAATACTTAACATACAAAGGACTCGAAAATATCGTAACCCTACGTAGATGTTAAAAAGACTCCCATGTCGGGGTAGTCTATCATCCGCAGGGTTATTTTTATGCCCATGCGAGACAAATAAAATTCAATCATGTCTATCAAATCAACAATCGCAGCTATCTTTGCTGCACCTTTCGTACTTTCTTCAGCTGCTTTTGCTGGTCCTTACGTGAACGTAGAAGCAAATGCATCATATCCTGATGGAGAGTATACAACTGCTACAACTGACATCCACTTCGGATTCGACGGAGCAACAGAAGATGGTAAGGTTGCTTACTATGTACAAGGCGGTCCTGCTTTCGCACATACAGAATCTACTGACGATACTGAAACAGAACTTTCTGGTAAGGTTGGTGTTTCTTTCGCAGTTGCTGAAGGTGCTGACATCTATGGAGAAATCTCTGGAATCACAAACGAAGATTCAAGTGGAGATTCTATCGTAGACTTCGGTGGTAAGCTTGGTGTTAAGTACACTTTCTAAATAAGATTGAGACATCGTTCGTGCGGTCTCTACAATCGGAACTTCAAGACCTCTGCTTTGCAGGGGTCTTTTTTTATGATATAATATACGAGTCATAAGTTTCGCTACCTATGACTGCTGCAATCCCCTTTGGTAGTTTCAGGATTGGAGGCGATAGGAAACTACCACCTATATAATTTGCCACATAAGCGGATCCTAATGAAAAGGCTTATTGCAATAGCAGCACTTGCTGCTCTCACGGCACCAGTACACGCAAGTCAAAGACTAAGCGGTGCGGGTGCTTCTTTTCCATCTAAGATATACACTAGATGGTTTGCCGACTTCTATAAAGAAGGAGGACATAGAGTAAACTATCAAGCAGTTGGTAGTGGTTCAGGTCGAAAAGCATTCCTCGATGAGACAGTGGACTTCGGTGCAACCGATGATCCTATGAAGCAAGGTGATATAGCAAAAGCAAAAAGAGGATTAGTCCAGATACCTATGACAGGAGGCACTATTGCTTTCGGTTATAATATGCCTGGTTGTGATCTTAAACTTACACAAGAGCAAGCAGTTCAGGTTGCTATTGGTGAGATAAACAATTGGTCTCAGGTAGGTTGTGCTGATCAAGCAATGACTTGGGTGTACAGATCTGATGGTTCTGGTACTACTGCTGCATTTACTAATAGTATGCAAGCATTTAGTAAGAAGTGGAAGTTAGGTGTAGGTAAGTCAGTGGCTTGGCCTGTTGGTATAGGTAATAAAGGCAACGCTGGTGTTGCTGGTAATATTAGAAATCAAATTGGTGCTATTGGTTATGTTAATCAGTCATACATTAAGGGTGAAGTTAAGCCTGCTGCACTTGAGAATAAGTGGGGTGACTTTGTTACACCATCAGTTGAGTCGGGTGCTGTGGCACTCAATGGTATTACACTCGATGAAAACCTCGCAGGGACAGACCCTAACCCCTCAGCAGAGGGTGCTTATCCCATTGCTACGCTTACATGGGTACTTGCTTATGAAACTGGTAATGGTCGTAAGACTGAGGCAGTGAAGGATACTTTTAGAAAGATACTTAGTGATGAGTATCAGGAGAAGGCATCTAAACTTGGTTATGTTCCATTGAGGGGTGATATACTACAGAAGGCACGGGATGCCGTACAGCGAATAAGTAAGTAATATAAGTTAATTTTATGGGGGTCATAAGACCCCTTTAATTTTGTTCGGTTTCCCCATTGTTAAGATACTTTACAAGATTTAATCTTTGATATATAATTATGTTACGTTTCTTTACAAACGAATGACAAGTTCAACATCCAATATGGATCGTTATACAACTACTGAATATGGTAAGCAAAACATGTTTGCTTCTGAACCACAAATGCAGTATGTTGAAAACTATCCTGGATACTGGAAACATGCAGAACAACTCAATGGTCGCCTAGCGATGATTGGTTTCTTTGCTGCAATCCACAACTACATTATTACTGGGTATGTAATACCTGGTATTTGGTAAATGACAAAGGTCTTTACACCACTAGCATGTGCTAGTCACTTTTAACCCTCAATCCAAAAAGGAGAACAACAATGACACCAGAAGCAGAAAAGTTTAATGGCTGGATGGCCATGATCGGAATCGTTGCAGCACTAGGTGCTTATGCAACAACAGGTAATATTATCCCAGGTATATTTTAATGAGTAACGTAGCAATTTGGCAGAGAGCCAACGGTAGGTTCGCAATGGTTGCTTTTTGGGCAGTCGTAGGTGCATATACCCACTTTAAATACTTTACATAACTAAATAACTACTCGTACTATCAGGGAATCGAAATAAATGGGCGACTTAGTAGCCGCATCAACAGATATATCTCCACTAACAGCAATCCTATGGTGTTTCTACCCTATGGCTGCTTTAGTGATGATTGAATTATTACTTCGTTCATTTAATGATGACGATGATGATGATTTCCAAGGTGGTAAGGGAGTAAGAATAGCACAACCTGTTGCTGTTCCATCAGGAACTTGACTTAAAGGTAAAAATACCTATATAATATCTGTAGAGTATTTTTACCTAGTCAAATGCCTCAAATAGTTTTCTTTGGTTTAGTCAGCGCATATCTTTACTTCAATGGACCCATCAGCTCTATCGTTTTTCAATAATATACTCATAGCAACACCAGCATCTACACATGGGTTGCTAGAATTTGCTTTCTTTGTTACTGTAGGTATAACAGCAGGATCTTTGGGATTAATTTAATGACTATTGAGTACTCTACAGTTACAGAAGACCAATTAGTTCTTCGTCAACGAGTATTACTAATCCTTTTTAAGAATTTTGGAGAAGGAAAATATTCTAATCAATCTATCTACGAATGTGCCGATGATTGGTGCAGTAAGCAAGTAACAACAGCAGGGCTTGTCAATTATTATAAAGCATACTATACTGGTGAGAAATATAAATAGATTACTTGTCTAAGAATAATGCAAAAAGTAATTAATGTACTTGCTATTGCGTCTGCTGCTGTATCTGTTGCCGTTGTTGGCACTGGTGCTTACGTTTACGTTAATAAAGATGCCATCATAGAGAGTGTTACCGAGAAAGCACTTAATAGTATAGGTTTTGGTGGAGGAGGTAGTCTGGGTGGTGATCTACCTGTAGGTACTCCTGATCTTGCTCCTCCTGCTACACAAGCACAAGCACCTCAAACTGATCCTCCTAGTCTTCCTTCTACTCCAGTTCAATTCTAAATAAAACTTAAGAGTGCTATATAACTATAGTTACTCTTATTTTTATGGCTGAAGAAGTAGTAGAAGAAGTAGTAGAAGAAAAGAAAGAAGAAAAGAAAGGTTTCTTTGGTAAAGCAAAGGCAGCACTTCTTCCTGATGCTGAAGAACAAGCAGCAATCATTTCCACTGCAGTGAGAATTACTGTCCTTGCCTGGTCGGGTGGAATATTGACATTAAATTATGTTGCTATTCCAGGTGTACCACAACAGAAAATTGATCCAACTTTTATAGCTTCAGTTTTTACAGGAGTTTTAGCAAGCTTTGGAATTCAGACAGCATCTAAGAAGGGTGATGGTACTATGAAGATGAATGGTAATGGAAACGGTAATGGTAATGGTGGAGCACCTCCTGTTACTGCAAAAGACATTGAGGCAATCATAGCGAAAGCTGGACCTACTCAAACAATTAGAGTGGAGCAAGCACCTCTTAAGATCATTGGTGTTACAGATGTAGATACAGATACTAAGGAAGAGACTTTTAAAATGTAATCGATGGAGGTTATTATGGAGTATAAGTGGAAGTGGATATCAATAGGGACAGTGGGAAGTTTATTTGCATTGTCTCATATAGGCATGATAGGAATGCTTTCTCAGAGAGGAAACAATTTTCCTAAGGTCAACCTTCCTACAGGTGAGTATACTTCTTATACTGTAGAAGCAAGTGATCAGGGATATAGAATTAACTATCGTGCTAATGATCCTCTAGTGATGGGGGTGAGAAAGGATATTGTTAAGCCTGGTGGCTTTCTGGGAATGGGTAAGTCAACTATTAAAGTTGAAGAACAATACACAATGGACGGTGCAAGGCACCATGGTGGACCTGTCAGCACCAAGAGTGCATGGCTTGATACCACAGGAGAGAATCCTGTGGGAAAGTCGGGAGTCAGCGATAAGACAATCGCCTGTATCAAAGCAGAAGGTAGTGGAGAAGGAACAGGTAGAATGGTCGGCGGTGCAGTCGGTGCATCTGTTGCTAGTACTGGTATCGCCTCTGTTCCTTTTGTTGGTTGGGTACTTGCTGGTGCTGCTACGATGATTGGAATGGATCAGGGAGCAGATATTGGCGGATCAATGGCTCGTAGTATTAATGATTGCGATCCAGATTTATATGATGATGTAAAACCAATTAGGTAAACCAATGGGACTACCAGACAAAGCACAAAAAGCATTCGATAAAGTTGTCGAATGGGATAAGAAACTCATCAAGAAGTTTCAAGACAAGTTTAACTTGACTGATTATCAAATAACCTGTATCGCATTTGCTAAAGGATTTATAATTGGTGCTATCTTATTATAATGAAATTATTGGGTGAAAGATTAGGAGTAGTAGAACATTTTTGTCCTTTTGCTGAACAGGTAAATCCTATTTTATATTCTATGATTTTAGATTTACCTAATGATCCAGATCATCCCGATAACGTTAGTGGAAAAATGACCACAAGAGATCTTTTTAAATATGAAGAGATGAATGGTTTTATTGCGTGGATAACTGATATATTGACAAATGAATTTGGTAAGGGAGGAGCAACTCATTGGAGTTTTCCATATGATATGAGGTGTCGAGAATTGTGGGGAGTGCATTATAAAAAAGGAGATTATATAACAGATCATAGTCATTCTCCTTTTTTATATGCGTTTTCTTATTATGTGAAAGCACCTAAAGGTTCACCTCCCTTAATTTTTTCTACTTCTGGTCATAGAATTAAAGCAGAAACTGGTAAGTTAGTTTTATTTGAAGGTAGATTAGCTCATAGAGTTCCTAAAAGTAAAGTTAATGATAGATGTATTATTGGTGGTTGTTATTAATAATGGAAAGGGAAACGAAATGGTCAGCACAGATTTTACTTTCTTCTAATCGTTTGAAGAAGGTAGAATTTTTTTGTGTATCTAATCTAAGAGAGGATGCTGAACAGAGATGTAAAGCACTCTATGGTGTCAATGATGTTCGTCAATTAACTAGGATATGGAATTAACAGAAGAGAATGTAATTAAGGTTCTTGAAGAACTTTTACCTTATATTGAAGCGGATGGTGGATCCCTTCAGTTTGTAGAGATAGAACATGAAACTAACTTTGTTAAGGTTAGATTAGG